CTTAAAAAGATGCTGCCGCGCCGCCTGCAAAGGTAGGCATTTTCTTCAACGTAACATGCGCTGATCGGTGAACCAACTCGCCATCCAGCCAGTACTCAGTCCAAGATGTTAGTTCGTTGTCATTCTCAATTTCCCCGGCGCGGTGTTCCAACAGGGAATCATCCATGTCGCCTTTGGTGGTAGTGACTATCAATTTGAACTCCTGATAAGTGCAGTAGTTGAGGTGTTGGCGGGCATGGTAATTGTAAACGTGGTGGTTGATGTTTTGTCAGAACCAAAGTCCAGAACAGCAATAGATTTGTTACCCTGCGTCACGTTGTAAATTAAAGCACACCGGGCGGTCAAAGCCGCCGTCCAAGACACGTTATTCCAATTTGCGTAGGCTACATAGCCAGATGAACTAATTTGAACCCCAGTCATAGTCTCCCCACCAGCCGTGTAGCCTGTACCTGAGACTTCATTGGTTGCGCTGTAAACGGTAGTGTCTTCGTTTAAGTCAGCATTGGCGGTGTACAGAGCAATCTTAATCGTATCCGTAGCCAAGTTGTGGACAGCCGTATACAACTCCTTCTTGAAGCTGGTAGTCTGGGTTTGGACAATAGACATTAACTAACCTCAACCCTAAGTTGGCCGCTACGATAAGCATCCTGGCGCTCCATACCATCACCCAGGCGTTTTGCTAGTGCAAGTGCTTCAACATATTTTTGCTTATAAAGTGCAACTAAATCTGGCTCACCCTTCATAAAAGTGTAAGCTTCTACTAAAGACCCATAAAGTAAAACTGTATCAAAATTGTCTCCTAGCCACGTTTGACCGCTGGAAGCTACAGTAATTGACTCAGGGTAGTAATAGTAATGAAGCTCTGCGGAGTAAGTAGCATCCGGTGTAGGGCCAAGGATAAATGTTAATTCATTTGTTGGTAAAGACGGTGGCCCTGCTGTTGTAGTTGGGCCAAACAACGCATAGTACTTTGGTGTTCCGGTGTCCGTTGGCGTAGGGTATGCCTCACGCATGAAGTTCACATCCTTGTTGAGTAGAAATGTGTACGGACCAGAGCCGGAGAAAATAGCTAAAGAATATGAGGCTAAGAAGTCATCTGGGCAGGACAAGTATTTGTTGCTGGCAGTAATGGTTCCGGTTACGTTCTTACGCAACGAGGGAAACTGCACCGTGTTATAGATACGTTGCTCCGCCTGCTGAATGAAGCGATTAATCTGAGCCGTAAACGATACAGTAGACGAGTCCGCAAGGGTAATCGTTGGAAAATTATTTTCCGTGTAGGTTTGTATCGCCGCCGAAAGCTCAGTGTATGTCATGCCATTGGTCCCCTTGCCATAACACCTTTGGTAGCTGCACCAGTGCCACGGATTTTAATGCCGCTGGTTTTTGCAGGGGCTGGGCGTTTATTGCTAAAGCCGTTTACCACCATATCCATGTTTGCAAGATCACTCATATTGGGAGGAGAAGATTCACTGCCTTTTATGGGCATTGCTTTTCCATCCATTGTGTGGGGGGCTGCATAAACGCTGGCTGAGCCAACTTCTTTGCCACCCTTTTTCATTGTATATGCCATGACTTACCCCTTTTGATTCATTGCGCGGGACAGGTTTTTACCGTACTTTTTACGGTCTAGGCTAGTAGGTCCACCCTTTTTTAACTTAAGAGTAGTGCCAGTACCGCCTTTGTGTTCTTGAGCATCATGCTGCTTGAACGCTTTTTTAATCATGGCCTTGTCTTGCGCCATATCCATTTTTTCTTTAGCCATCATAAACTCCTATGAAATCGTTACTGTGCCAACACTTGTGGTTCCAACCAAGTAATTAGGCGTTAAAACTGCGTCAAATCCACTTGCTCCACCAACAGGATACCAACCCCACTGGATATCCCTAGATCCTCCAGTTGGTGTTCCTTGTGCCCCATTTATTAACTGCAATCCATTCAATCCAGCTGCAACATAAGTTGTATCTGGACGGGGCTGGTATACGGCCTGGGGATCATTAACAGGATACATTCCCAACTGTAACTGTGGTTGATCAGGATCCCAACATTCCTCACAAACTTTCAATTGATATAGTTTAGTCTTAATGACTTCAAGTTTCAATTGTTTTAATTTAAAACGCTGCCCACACCGATCACATTGGGCAATTGAATACTTGCCGGATGCGTATGGTGAAGTCATTACATTCCACCTCCGCCAATAAATGACATACGAGGTACTAAGCGTAGCGTAGCTTTTTCACGGTCTTCGCCCGCTGCAAGTTTATACTGCTCTTCGTAAACAGCTTTAAGCATATCCAGCCGGCCCATTAATTCTGGAACTTTCATGGCTATATAGTACGCCAACCCGGCAGTTACAGCAGGTAAAAACCTAAAATTCATGTCAGCCGTTTCAACGCCCTTACCAGCATCTTGAACGCGGCGTAGTCTGTAATAGACAAATTGGTAAGTTTGCGAACCATCCGGCGTTGGCCAAACTGTAATAGCGGGCAATTGGGGAACTTTAACAGCTGTTAGAGTTGTATGTGTGGCTGCTGTTGTGTTGTTTTGCCCACGGAAAACACCACCAAGAATATTCCCTGATATGTAGGTGTAGTAGATATCTTCACTGTCTACGCGGATATAGCCCGATCCAGCTAAGCCTACAACGGTACTCAGGGTAATTGAATCAGCGGTAGCCGTAATAGCGCCGCTTAAAGTAGCAGAGGTAGGGCCAACTTCACCAGACAAGCGCTGAATCCATACTTGGATTGGTCGGCCTTGCGTCAGTTTATTTGGAATAGTTGCATACGTTGATACACTAATCCTGGTAATGCTCAAATCAGATTGAGTAGAAGCTACGTTTGGTTGCGTCCGAATGACATGATCCATTAGATCAATCGTATCAGTAGGTAAAGCGTAGGTGTTAAGACCTTGAGTTAAAGTAATAGTACCAGTCTCAATGGTCCACATATTTATGCCACGATTAGCCCACTCTATGCACATTAAGTTTAGAGATCTACGCGCTGTACGCAAGTCATAACCAGAACGCATCTCGCGCCCAGCCCGCTCCCACGCCTCTTCAGCAAGCTCCGTAAACTCTAAATTAAAAGCTGTAGTTCCAGTAGTAGACATTATCTAAAACCTGCTGTTTTCTTTGCTATGGTTTTGGGCTGCGCCACAAACTGTTTTCCCGCCGCTTTGCCTGCACGTTTAGCCTTAGTAGTAGCCGCATACTCAGCAGGACTAAGAGATTTTATAGCAGCCTCAGGAAGGTAGCGCTCACCTGTTTTTGACGATGGCTTCCCCGACTTGGTACGCCATTTCTGGTCACCCCAAGACTTTAGGGATTGCTGTGGTGCTTTCAATCTCGGTATCCTCCGCCTGCGGCTTTATAGCGTTTAGCCATTACCTGTGCCTTGCGGGCTGACCATTGCCCAGCACCCGTGCCAACGATTGCCGCAGCTTTAACGCTGTTGAAAATACGTTTGCGTAGCTCAGGCTTGGTGTAGTTGCCAGCTTCGTTTACCTTAGACTTTACCTTACCGCCCTCGGCATACTGCGTGAAGTCAGTGTCATCCCTACGGGCTTTTTTCTTACCCTTGGGCATCTTAGACGGGTTAATATCGCCCATGCCGCGTGAAGCCATCATTTTTTATTACCCCTAGTTTTTTTAGCTAAAAATAATTTATCAACCATTTCTATCCGCTGAGGCTTAGTTGTAACTTTGTTAATGATGCCCAGCCTTTTGGGTTTACTTGCGTCATAAAACCCAGCCTTTTTCAAAGACTGAACTACTTGCTTTGACCCGGTTGCCATATCAGCACATCTTTCCACGGGTCTTGCCTTTTTGGGCAATACCGTCGGCGCGTGAGGAGGCAGATCCGCCCTTAGCCATTTTCTTTACTGGCTCATCTACCGGTACATCTTTGGGATAAACCGGAGGCTTAGGCGCTGGTTTAGTCGCGGGCTTAGCTTTTTTAGCTACGGGCTCATCTACCGGAGTAGCGTCAGGGTATTTAACATCTGCCATGATAAATCCTTAGCAGGCTTTGCCGCCATTTTTCATACTAATCATCGTGCCTTTGGTTTTGCCTTTGGAAGCAACACCGTCAGCACGAGAAGAAGCCGATCCACCAGAAGCCGTCTTCTTGACGCTACCACCATGCTTCATTGCGCCCTTACCGTCAGCGGCAAAAGATGGAACTTTTTTGCCATCTTTCATAACCATTGGCATACCGCCACCAGCCATACCGCCTTTTTTCATGCCCATGCCCATACCGCCACCCATACCACCGCCCATAGGAGGAGCAGGAGGACGAGCGCCGCCGCCCATTGCAGCTTTCTTTTTAGCCATCATCATAGCCATCATCTTGGGGTCCATCTTTGTAGCCATCTCACCACCTCGTTTAAAAGTTTTGCCTTTAT